GTTGCCAGTTCACACGGCGTGGGACTTGGGAATGGATGACGCTACTACCATTTGGTTTGTCCAGCTGTTCAAGAATGAGATCCGTGTAGTGCACTACTACGAGAACAGTGGAGAAGGATTACCCCACTATGCAAGATACTTACATGTGTGGTCTAATCAAAAAGATGTGACCTACGGTAAACACTACGCACCGCACGATATTAAGGTACGTGAGTTAGGAACTGGTAAGTCACGGCTTGAGACCGCCAGAGGTCTAGGTTTAAAATTTGTAACAGTAAAGAAGCTGGCGATCATTGATGGCATTGAAGCCGTGCGTAATATCTTAAACCGTTGCTGGTTTGCAAAGGATGGATGCTACGCAGGACTTGAAGCACTCAAGGGTTACCACAAAGAGTTTGATTCTAGCCGAGGAGTTTTTCGTAAGACACCTGTCCACGATAAGAACTCCCACGGAGCTGACGCATTCCGTACACTAGCTGTAGGATTAAAACAACCAAGCTTTAGTAAACACAAACAAACGAATGAGTACCAAGTCAAAAGTCTTAATTGGTGACGACCACAGGTTGTCGATGTACGATGAAGCATGTGTCCTGTATAATACGCAGGGTCAGGACTTTGCTGCATTGTTTAACAACATAGTGAATTCCCCTAATGGTGAACAGAAATATTTTTTCGGAGGTCCCGATTACTTACTGCTAGCCTTGGTCAAGGAAGATGAGGATGGCATGTTCTGGCACATATGCTACGCAGCTCACAGGAATCCTGAGTATTTATCTAGTAAGTTTATGGAACTTGTGCCATTTCCGCTTGACAGGATAGAGTTTTGTCGCTATCACAAGATGAACAGTACTAATCCATTTAAGCAATATAAGTGGGAAACTTTCAAACGTATATCTAAATATGGGCTCTTCACCTAAGCCACCACCTCCTCCAGCTCCACCAGCACCACCTCCTCCGCCCACACCTGTGGCACGTCAGCCGATTGCGAAAGCAGCTCGTCCGACTCGGAAGTTGACTACTGGTACGTTGTTTGGAATGGGTAGTGTCTTACCGCGAAGAAATAGAAACCAAACTAAGAAGACTCAAGGTCGCTCGCCACTAGGTGGTGGCGGAAACTTATATGGTTAACGCATTACGTCAGCGGTATGAAGAATTAAAGTTATTAAGGTCTCACCTTGATAACATGTTTCTTGATGCCCAAAAGTATGTCCGACCAAACTCTAACAAGTTTGATCACGGACATACACCCTTTCAAGACGATGGCTCACGTGAGATCTTTGATGACACCGCAGTATGGTGTAATCAGATGTTCGCGAATGGTTTAAGTTCTAACTTAATACCAAAAGCAGATCGCTGGTTTTATTTAAAAGTAACCGATAAACCAACAGGAGAGTTATCTACAGATGAACTTGCATACCTTCAGCAAGTCGCAGACAGAATTCTTCACGAATTTAGTCTTCCTAAATCACAGTTTTATAGCTCAAGTCACGAGTGTTTCCTTGATATTGGGGCTTACGGTACTTCTCCTGTACAGATTACTGATGTCGATGGGGTTATTAACTTTAGGTCTCGCCCTCTTGCTGATGTATTTTTCGATACAGATCAGCATGGTACTGTAGACACTGTATTCTATCGTTGCTATAAAACAGCACGTCAGATGATGCAGGCGTTTCCACAAGTAGCTGACATGGATGGTTTCGACAAGAACATGTCAGTTCATAATAAATTTGAACTTGTATATGCAATCGAACCTAATAACGATCCAGCTGCTAAGAAAGGTGGACGTGTAGGTAAGGGTCGCCCGTATAAGGTTACTTACTGGAGTCCGCAACTTAAGGATGTAATCCAAGAGAGCGGATCTAGTTACTTTACTTTCCTAGTGCCGCGTTGGTCTAAGTTGGCTGACGAGGTACACGGACGTGGACCAGCATTCTCATGCTTGTCTCAAATCCGTGCACTCAACAAGATGGTCAAGGAAGCCTTGATCTCTGCTGAGTATTTAAATTTCCCAACCCTTACCGCTGAGGAAGATAGCATCATGCTTCCGATGAAGTACGGGTCACGTCAGATTATGTTCCACGAAGCTGGGTCTGAGAAGCCATCGCCAATCTTGGCAGGCAATCAGCCACAGTATGTAATGGAAATGATTCGTATGTATCGTGACAGCATCAACCGTTCATTCTTTGTTGATCAGATTATTCGACAAGAGAAGAAGGAACGTCAGAGTGTTACCGAGATCCAAGACGTGCGTGGTCAGATGTTGAATCAACTAGCACCGTTGCTTAATCGCATGGAGACTGAATATCTAAGCCCTGCGATTGAAGCAACCTTCGAGCTACTTGAACGTCAAGGTCAATTACCTGAAAGACCTGAGTCGTTGAATGGTGGTTCGCTAGAAATTTCATTCTCTAGTCCAGCTTCCCAATCACAATATGCGACACGTCTATCAGATATTAGTTCTTTCATGCGAGACATTGCTCCTCTTGCTCAAGTTAAACCTGAAGTTATGGGGGCGATCAATGAGCAGACTTTACTGGCGAGCTATGCTAAGTATCGTAATATTGATCCAGCGGTTGTTAAGACTGCTGAAGAAGTGAAGGCTCAGATGGATCAAGCAAATCAACAAAAAGAACAAATGATGCAAGTGCAAGCCGCTCCGCAACTCGGAGGTGCAATGAAAGATATTGCACAGGCTAAGCAGATCGACCCTGAAGGTGTTGGTCAGCTGCTAAATATTTAATATGAAAGTAATGGACTCCCTTGGGAGGTTGCGTGAGAAATCGCAACTTCGTAACGATATTGTTAACATACTAGAGACTCCTGCTGGGCAGAGGTTCTTTAAGATACTACTTCGTGAATGTCACGTAACTAAACCTGTATTCCACACAGACGAGGCTAAGCTCCGTGAGTGTGAAGGACGCAGACGTTTAGCTATGAGTTTTCTCACGCTGATTGGTCAAGACGATCCTCAGCAATTAATCAACAAACTAGAATTAGAGAATAAAAAAAATGTCTGAAGAAGAAGTAATCGAAGAACCTACAGGCGGTTTGGGTGGTGGTTTAGCAGAACAACCAGTAGCAGAACAACCTGAGAGCAACGACTTATACCAGTCGTTTTATGATTCATTGCCTGAAGAACTACAGAGCAATGAGACAATTAAAAATACCAAGGACTTAGAGTCATTGGCGGGTCAATTAGTAAATGCTCAGAGCGCATTAGGTACTAAACGACTCCAAGCACCGCAGGAAGACTGGGGTGATGAGGAGTGGAATGGTTTATTTGATCAGCTTCGTCCAGAAGATGACGAGTACTCACTTCCAGAACTAGTATCAGAAGATGGTGAAGAATATGATATGCCTGATGAACAAGCCCAAGAGCTTGTTGATTTTGCAGCTGAGATGGGACTATCTCAGAAACAGTTCGATATCTTGTACGATCGCTATGTAAACTTATCCGCTGAAGGTGAAGACCAAAACCTTAAAGAGTATGAGACCACAATCAGTGACTTGCGTCAAACAGTCCAATTAGAATGGGGCGATCAATACAACACTAACTTATCCTTAGCCAACCAAGCGTACGAAGCTATGTCAGCTGAGATCCCTGAGATCAAAGAGTTAGTTGAGTCTGATCCAATGGTAGCTAATCATCCAGCAGTACTAAAGCTATTCCACCGTCTAGCTGAAGTATCGGGCGATACATTACCTATGGCGCAGAACAATCCAGCTAGTGGCTTTGCTAATGAGAATACTCACGGCATTAAAGCGCAGATTGCTGAGATTGACGAGGGTAACGCTCAACTTATTATGTCTGACCCATCAGCGCTAAACATGCGAGATCGCAGTAAACGTCAGGAATTATTAGAGAAACGGGCTAACTTATATAACAAGTTATACCCAACTGTGTAATTTTACTTGACAATTACCTTTAACAAGGCTATTCCAGTGATATTGGGGTAGCCTTTTTTTAGGTCCGAATACAAGCTTTTTAGGAAAGCCGTTGGTTTCGTACAACTAGAAGAGTCCGAAAGGGTAGCTCATCGACAACCAAACCTCACTTATAACTTAAATTATTTTTTATCATGGCATATTCTGATCCTGCCTATATGGCACAAACTGGTACACCTGCTGGTGGTATCACTATCAACGACGCTTACGTACAAGCGTACAAAGCTGGCTTCGAGCAAGCTTTTCAACAATCTGAATCTAAACTTCAGCCTTACTTTGAACAAGAAACCCAAAACGAAGAGTTCCAATACTTTGATCGTGTCGGTGTAGCCGAAGCGATGTCTGAGGATGCTACTCGTTATGGTGACAATCCTAACAGTGAAATTGCTCACGATCGCCGTCGCATTGGTCTTAAAGACTATGAGCTTGGCAAGTATGTTGATGAGAAAGATCTAAAGCGCGTACTTACAGATCCAATGAATGCTTACACTCAAGCACTTCTTGCTTCTGGTCGCCGTAAGATTGACGACATCATCATCGACAAGTTCTTCGGTGAAGCTTACATTGGTAAGTCTGGCGGAACTACTCGTACCTTCGCAGAAGGTGTTGGCGATGAGAATCGTTCTAACATTGTTGTTGGTACTAAGTCTGCTGGCGATATCACAGCTGCTGGTGACTACGTTGTTGCTGGTGGAGAAACTGAAGGTTTCTCTGTTGGTGGTGACTTCGGCACTGCTAGCTCTGGTCTTACTCTTGCTAAACTTCGTGCAGCACGTCGCACAATGCTTCGTCTCCACGCTATCGACCAAGACGAAATCGTTAACTGCTTCGTTTCTGCGAAACAGCTTGATGATCTACTCGGTATTACTGAAGTTGTTAGCTCTGACTTCGCAGTTCGCAAATCCCTTGCAGAAGGTAGCGTAACTACATTCATGGGCTTCCGCTTCATCCATACTGAGCGTCTTCCACTATCTACTGGTGGTGACGGAGATGAGCGTCGTTGTATCATTGCTACATCGAAAGCTCTTAAGCTCTCCACAGGCACAGCCCTTAAGGGTGACGTGTGGCGCGTTCCTGCTAAGAAAAACATTCCTTACGTATACTTCAAGCTCTGTGCTGAAGCATCTCGTATGTGGGGTGAGGTTTCTGGCGAGATCCGTTGTAACGAAAGCTAATTCTACTCGTAGTCTCCCCTGTGTATTCGGGGGAGACTACTCTTTTTTTATATGGCTACAGAAGCAACCAAGTTAAAGATACTCAATTCTGCCCTTCGTATGGTGGGCAGTTACCACATTGAAGCTAGTGATGAGACTAGCACAACCTACGAGATCGCCAACAGAGCTTACGAACAAGCTGTTACGGAATTGTTTGGCGACAATATATTTAATTACAACACCAAGCGTGCTACGCTTACAGGTGTATCGGGCAGTACTGAGTTCAAAAAGTTTAGTTACTCATACACACTGCCAGCAGATTTAAACATTATCCTTATCATTGAGGATGAAGATGATTATCTTTGCGGAGAGTACAGGATCGTAAATGGTCTGCTGTACGCAGATAAGACATCATTAAAGATAACTTACACCTTTGTTCCTGACCTCGCCTCGGCATCTGCGTTGCCAGAGTTTCTGACTCGTGTTCTCACACTACATATGGCACAGAACATGGCTATTGAGTTGTCAGGTTCTGAGAATCGCCACGAGATACTATATGTACAATATCAGAAAGCTCTCAAACGAGCACGAGTATTGGAGGGTCGTCAAGGACCAGCTCAAACATATATTAACGAAGAGAACTCTCAGTTCTTAGGCGGACATCAGAACTATGGCAAGGTATAGTAACGTACAATCAGATTTCTCAGGTGGTCTAATTAGTGACTACATCTTAGGGCGTTTAGATATTAAACGTGTAGCTAACTCAGCTCGCACATTTAAGAACTTCTTCCCAAGCCTACAAGGACCAGCTATCTTTAGATCTGGTTTTCAGCATTCCAGTAGCCACACATCAACTACTCAGGCAGCACGAGGTATTGATGTAACTCTAGCCACTGACGTACCTTACCGAGTAGTGTTTACTCCTGAGGCTATAAAGGTGTACGATGCGCTTGGTACACTTAAAGACACTATATCACCATCACCGTATTCAGCAGCAGTTATACCAGATCTGCGGTTTAGCTCAGAGACGGATGCTTTATACATTGCGCACGGTCTTTATAGACCAGCTAAATTAACTGCTGACTTAATAACAGTTAGTCAAATACTTACAGCTGATGATAGTGGCTCTGAAAAGAATCTTGTATCGTCTGACGGGTTTACACTAACAGCTAACCTTGAAGTGCAGGGTGATACATCGTGGACTCTATCGGATCTACCCTTTGATATTGAACCAATCCTAGCTCCCGAGCCTGAGACTAAATCATTCAACATATCAACTAACAAACGCATTGTTAAGATTGAAAGTGATACAAGTCAATTCTCAGCAATTGTAACTGCTGGTGATGGTAGTTGGGAATCTTATTACGTAGAGTATGAAGTTGAA